TAAATGGCAAACCCTTTTACAAACCGGTACCCAACTAGTTAAAGTAGAAGGCCCGGAACTCACTTATTTCTTGTTGAATCAAAAAGGATAAACGATGGCAACAGTAGCAGGCATTAAGATCAAAACTAAAGCACCTCGTGAAAAGCGTATTGCATTTGCAGACGAAAAGTACACTGGCCCGGAGCCAGAATGGTCTGCTGATGCGGCTGAGTGGGACAATGAAAAGTTTGACAATCGTCTTCGCAAGAGTTTTTACTACTACAATTATTACTACAGCCAAAAAGACTGTAAGAAGTATGTGGTTGAGTGGTTGCAAAAGAACAGCAAACTCAGCATTGAGGAAGTCAAAGCATTTAACCGTGCAGGCGATCGTTTGCTACCAATGACTGTGTGCAGTTTGATTATGGCACATCGTGCAGGCATGCCATTCCGTGGACGCCACATTGAGTTTATCATTGACAGCGTACAAGATGTTATCAGCAAAGCCGAGCCCGAAGTGCTTGATGTGATTGCTACCCCAGAACAAGTTGCATATCGTCCCACTATCCAAGACCGCTTAAATGAAAAAACCAGCGAGATCATTGGTGAACTTGAGGGCGTGTTTGACGATGTTGCTACAGGTGTTAAAAATCCCACCAAGTTGTATGACTTTTTAGTCAGCAACAATGTGGTCCAAAGTCAATTGGGAAAGTATGAAGACCTTTATAACAAGCGTAAAGCAGAGTTGGAATTGGCTCAAAGCCGAAAAGACGAGCAAGTCAAAGAGGGTTATAGTCATCTCAAAGCGGCTGACTTCAAACGCATCATTGGCTGGATCGACGACCTGCTTGCCGCAGTTGAGCAGTACCGAGGAGTTAAAAAAGCCACGAAAAAGGCTCGTGTTAAAAAGGCTCCCTCCAAAGAAAAACTCGTGGCTAAACTCAAGTACGCAAAAGATGACAAGGCGCTTAAAATCGTGTCTATTAATCCTGCAGACATTATTGGCTCAAGTGAACTCTGGGTCTATAACACTAAAACCCGAAAACTTGGAAAGTATGTTGCGGCGGCATATCACACCCTTTCAATCAAAGGGACGAGTATTACGGGTTATGACGAAGACAAATCCGTCAGTAAAACACTTCGTAAGCCTGATGAAAAACTCAAAGAGTTTGCTAAATCGGGTAAAGTGCAGTTGCGTAAGTTTATTGAGGACATCAAAGCCACAGAAACTAAACTAAATGGGCGCATTAGCACAGATGTAGTGTTGCTCCGCACAGCATAAGCCGCAAAGTCCTGTCTACTAGTAATAAATACTGGTAACAGGACTTTTCTATGGCCACAAAAGACACAACCATTTATGACAACAGGGGTAATCTAGTTACCCAAAGTTTGTACGACCCCGACACAGGAACCGGATCGGGGCATATTGCATACGACCCAGCCGAATACGAATCAGCAGATAAAAAACGTGCCGAGATCACAGACTACATTCGTATGCGTTTAGCAGACGGCATTGTTGACGTTGAATTGGAAAAAGAACACTATGAGATGAGCATCAAGCAAGCGATGATCAAGTATCGTCAGCGTAGCAGTAATGCGGTTGAAGAATCCTATGCGTTCCTACAACTACTACCCGAAACACAAGAATACATTTTGCCCGCTGAAATCATGGAAGTGCGCCAAGTGTTCAGACGAGGCATTGGTAGCACATCGGGTACAACAGCAAGTCAATTTGAACCATTTGCATCAGGTTACTTAAACACATACATGTTGGTTGCCGGCCGCGTTGGTGGATTGGCTAACTATGAATTGTTTACACAGTATCAAGAACTTGCAATGAAGATGTTCGGCGGCTTCTTGAACTATTCCTGGAACAAGACCACAAAGAAACTAGTCGTCATGCGTAAAATGCCTTACACCGGCACAGGACAACACTCAGTTGATGACGCAGAAACCTGTTTGTTATGGTGCTACAACTACAAACCAGACTCTATGTTGCTAAACGACTATATGGCATTTCCTTGGATCCAAGAATATGCTTACAGTTTTGCTAAACGAGTACTAGGCGAAGCACGTAGCAAGTTTGCTAGTATTGCAGGACCACAAGGTGGTACACAATTAAACGGTACAGCACTAATTGCAGAAGCCAAAGAAGAAATGTTGGCTCTAGAAGAAGAATTAAAACGCTTCCAAGATGGCGGAATGCCAATGACTTGGGTAACAGGATAATTGACTTTCAATTTATCGAACTTAAAACCGCAAAGATATAGTTACTATATAAGTTTATTATCGCAACACTTTGGTGTTAGGGTGATAGACTTGTATAGTTTTCCGCCACGGTGGCCGGTTGAACTAGCCGAATCCTCCTCAATCGATCCACAAATAATTGTAATAGATGACGAGTGCATATTTCACATTGACGGCAAGATACGAATGGGGCAATTTGACATTTTCAATGAATGTGCAATAACACACCCTAACACAGTTTTCCTTGTTAAAGTGCCAGAAGTACAACGTGTACTAGAGTCCAAGGGATTAAAAGTGATATTGTGTCCTTGGTTAATGTCAGTTGACGACGCCATATCGCTGAATAAGAGCAATGCGATTACAGTGCCAGCGCCAGCAGACCATAAATCAAAACCCTATTTCTCACTGAATAATAATTATAGGCTACAAAAGAGTTATTTGTTGTTTGTACTACAACAGCATGATATTCTTGATTGCGGATTTGTAACTGCAAATCACCCTAAGTTTAACAAAAATATTCAATCAGGCAACATGATGCACTACACCGATGTACCTAGTACGCCGGTAGTGGCAGGGGCAGGATACGAACGTGTAGTTTCCCAGGTGAATAATGTGCCTGTAACAGCGAACGCATTAAATTTTTCAAAAGTAATTAACAGCGTAAACGGATGTGTGCAAATATCTGTGGAAACAAGTATACGATCATTCTTCCCAACAGAAAAAACTCTCATGCCACTTGCAATTGGCAAACTTCCATTGTGGGTAGGCAAGTGTGGTCTAGTACAAGAAGTTCGTAACGAGGGATTTGATGTATTTGATGATCTAATAGACCACTCGTATGATTTGATCTCCAACCCAAAACGCCGTATAATTGGGATGGTTAACAGTAATTTGACCTTACTTACAAATACATCTACAATTAACAAATATAACGGTGTGCAAAAACGCCTGCAACAAAACATAGAACATTTTAAGTATAATTGGCTTAACTTAAAATTAACTCAATTGGTTAAGGATATAGAGCAACATTTATGATTATTGGTATTTGCGGATTCATTGGCAGCGGCAAAGATACAGCCGCGGACTACTTGGTTAACTTTCACAACTTCAAACGTGAAAGTTTTGCATCGACACTTAAAGATGCAGTGGCGTCTGTGTTTGGATGGGACCGTGAAATGCTAGAAGGGCGCACAGCACAAAGCAGACTATGGCGTGAAGAACAAGACGTATGGTGGAGCGAACGTCTGGGAATGAACATTACCCCCAGATGGATACTTCAAAACTGGGGTACTAATGTATTGCGACAACATTTCCACGATGATATTTGGATTGCTAGTTTAGAAAACAAATTGCGCTCAACAAAAGACAGCATTGTTATCAGTGATTGTCGTTTCCCTAACGAAATCACTGGATTAAAAGCACAAGGCGCTAAAGTTGTTTGGGTACAGAGAGGTATCACTCCTCACTGGTACAGCATTGCAGAATCTGCTAACCGCGGAGATAACAAGGCACGTGAATGGTTAGGCCTCAACGGTGTACACGCTAGTGAATATTCCTGGGCTGGGACAGAATTTGATTCTATTATTGACAACAATGGCAGTATAGAACAGTTATATAGCCAACTTAAAAATCTGGCACAATAGGGCTAGGTTTCCAAGGCATTCTACTTGCTCCAACTTCGATGGCACAGTTAGCACATATGGTTCTTAAATTAGCCCAGTTGTTGTTTTTTAGTTTACCGTCTAAGTAAAACACTCGCAGTTGATCCTGCACCTTAGCCACAAAGCCGCACTTCTCGCAGTTGGCTTTCTTCTTGTACGCACTTAATACCCACGCCGGTGCCTTGGGCTTT